ATACCACGCACCACCTGCTGATACAAGTTTTTGAGCTTTCATAACCTTTAACCAACCACCATAATCATCGACACCTGAATCAAAATATATTTCGAATTCAGCTTTACGCAGAGGAGGTCCCATCCTATTCTTTACAACCTGAGCTTGAGTTTTTATACCAATAGTTTCATCAACACCATTTACTTTAGCTTTGATCTGTCCCATTGATTTTAATCTCAATCTACAACTTGAATGAAAAGCGATAGCTTTACCACCAGAAGTAGTCCAAGGATCACCAAACATTACACCGAGTTTTTGTCTCAATTGATTAGTAAATATAAGAGCAACTCTTTGTCTACCTACCATTTGAGTAACTTTTCTCATTGCTTTTGATAATACGATCGCCTTGGAAGTTGCCCAACCATCTTTACTATAATCAGATTCACTTTCAACAGCAGTAGTAGCTGCAGCTACCGAATCAACAACTATAGATACTAATCTATCTTTATTTGATTCTCTAATTTTAGTAATAATACTTTCGATAACTTCAAAAATATCTTCTACAGTTTCAAGTTGGACGTATAACATATTTTGTACATCAACACCTATACAACGTAAAAACTCTTCGTTCATCGCGTTTTCAGTATCAATATAAACTGCTAAACCACCTTTCTTTTGCGTGTTAGCTAATAAATGAGCAGCAAGTAAAGATTTACCACTACCTTCTAAACCTGTTATTTCGGTAATTCTACCAACAGGTATTCCTCCATTAGCACGATTAGCAATAGCAAGGTCAAGCATAGACGATCCAGTAGATATCCATTCAGTTAAATCTGTAGGAGTATCTTCAGAACCATCTAAAAAATATGCTACTTTATAATCTTTGAATTTTTTATTTAAGCTATCTGCTAATACAGAAGCTAAATCGTCTCTCTTTGACATATATTATAACCCCTTAGTTCTTGAATAATTCATCGAATGCCTGATTTACATCATCAACCTTTTTACCTTCAGCAGCAGTTTCAGCAGCAGGTGCTGTATTCTCATGGCCTTCATCTTTAGGATCTAGCCATTCTTGTAATGCTTGCTTAAGATCATCATAAGATACTTCTTTAAATATTTCAGTAATCTCTTTTTGACCGTCAGTAATTTTGCTAGCTACATCTTTATTATCAGTAGCTTGAGTTTGATTAGGTTTTACTCTAATCGACGTTTTAGGAAAGCTTCCAGCTCCCTCAGCAGCGATAAATTCTACAGTAACATCTCTTCCGTTCATAACATCTGTGATATCACCATAATCAGGATCAGCGATAATACTTAATAATTCTTGATATACAGTTTTACCGAATCCCCAGAATTTTACACCTTCACTTTCTTGACCTCTTACGATAATAGGAACATAAGTTCTCATTTTAGGTTCCATTTTTCTAGCCATTTGCCAATCTTCTTTATTACCAGAAGATTTAAGTTGTTCACAAAACTCAACTACTGGATCAGCTTTACCGAAAGTTACGGGTGATAAATAAATCTTCTTACCAAGATTATAATGAAAATATAACTCTTGGAAAGGGTTATCTTTATTATACTGATAAGGTACGATTCTAATTGTTTGTTTGCCTGGTTCAGGCTTCCACAGGTTATTTTGTTTACCTGTTGTAGTTTGCAAGTTAGTTAATTTCTTGCGGATAGCGTCTAAATCAATTGCCATTTTTTAACTCCTATTTTTTATTTATTAATTATTAATTGTCATTTGTTATTCTATTATAAATATCGCCTGACGTGATTTATCCTTTAATATAAGAAATATTTTTCATTCTAGCAACATCTTTACAATGTAAATAGAACTTTTTTAAGTTATGTGGAAACTCTTCCATCATACTTCTTATTTCAAATTTATCAATTCCGAACGTTTTATGCAATGCATCTACTAATTTTATTAAACGTTCATTCTCTGTATTATAGCCATCTTCGAATAATTTATTTCTACGTTTATAATATTTCATTTGAATATCAATATATAAATTATCCCTTTTAGGATCATCAAAACCTTTATAATTTTTTTCGAACTCTTCTAACTCTTCTTTCATCCAATGCATTTCGTATTCTGCTTCTTTAAAAAATTGAGGATAATCGAAATCACCATTTTCAATTTTATCTAATAACGGTGCAGAAGGTTTTAATGATTTATGTACAGGAAATCTTCTCCACCAATAAAAAGGTAATCTACTTCTATGTTTAGGCTTTTTAGGTACTTTCATTACTTCCAAAATATCTGAATTAATACTAATGTTACAGCTAAAATTAAACTTACTAAAGTTTTAGTAGTTATTCCTTCACCCATCATAGCATATGTACAAACAGCCATTACTATCATGCCAGCTCCAAAACCAACCAATCTACCCGGCCATAACAATCCATCAAATCCTTCTACAACATACTTTGTTGCTATAATTAATATATATGAAATAGGTATCCCGCATAGAGCAATCAACATAGGATTATCTTTCGGCCATTTCCATATAAACTGTGAGTTAGTCTGAAACCATATCATAGCTTGGCCTACAATAAATAATACAAAACCAATTAATATATTATGCATATCTTTTCCAAATTTTATTTAGTATAATTTTAGTTTCTCTATCCCAGTTAAATTTAGGTGTAGTTAACATTCCTGATAATCCTAATTTTACATTATTTACAAAGTCCATATCTTTACCATACATAATACCGTTAGGAGAGTCCATAGGAGTATCATTATTCTCATTCATCCACGCTCTCATACGCTTAAGTAATTTAGCTATTTTTATAAGACGTTGATCTAAATTAGGACCACCATCTACATATTCATTCCATGTCCATTTTTTATTCATTTTTTAAAATACTTTATAATTCCATAATTCGCCACAGTCATCATCTTCATCTACCAACTCTAATAAAAGATTTCTATGACCTAAAATATGTTTAACAGCTGTATAATCAGAATCTGATAGTTTACTCCAATAACCAAATCTAAGGGTTAAAACGTTATTCTTATCAGCGCCAACTTCAACTTGACAATCAACTACT